CAATAGAATTCGTTGAGAAACAATGGAAAGAATGGCAAGAAAATAATCCTGTCGATTCTTTTGAACATATTGATGAATCATTAATGAAAGAAGTCCTGATTAAGGACCTAACATATGCTTCTCAAATGGATGTTCGTGAATATACTTTATACCAAAAATGGTGTGAAGTGAAAGAAAGATATCCTGTTCAGGAAGTATCTACATTATTTGGTGAAGAAATTCAAATGGTTGATCCTGACCAAAAGAAATTAGTTGATAAAGTCAAATCTAATTTTTGGGTTCCACAATCACCTGATGATTATGAAAATTTAAAACCTAAAATGGTTCTCTCAAATGGACCTGATGCCGAAACCTGGAATGCTGTAAGAACATTTTCTTCCACAATGAAGAACAATAGTAACATTGGTCGTAATCTATTTTACATTCTTACAGATGAAGTTACCGGTAAATATCTTGGTGTTATCTGTATCTCCTCAGACTTCTTGGACTTGACTCCGAGAGATAACGCAATCGGATGGTCTAGAGATGTTAAGACACAACAACACATGATTAATCACACCGCAATCGGTTCTACAATCGTTCCGTTGCAACCACTTGGTTATAATTACATGGGTGGTAAATTATTGGCATTGATGTGTCTATCTGATACAGTTCAAGCAGATTGGAAAAGACAATATGGCGACACTCTTGTTGGCGTTACTACAACATCACTATATGGAAAAACAAAAGCTGGAGGACTCTCGCAGTATGATGGCCTTGAACATTGGAATCCTATGGGTTTTTCTAGTGGTTCTGTGGCTTTCGAACCAAGTAGAGCGACTAAAAAATTAGTGTTTGATTGGATTAAAGAGAATCATACTAGAAAATATTTTGAGTGGTGGGAAGCCAAGAATACACAAGGTCTTCCACTTAAGCGTGACCACAAGAATCGTTCTTTAAACTTTGCATATTCTAAACTGCAAATACCAAAAGAATTGATTCGCACCGAACATCAGCGTGGTATCTATTTCTCTCCATTGTATACCAATACAAATGAATTTTTGAGAAAAGAAATCACCGATGAAAGTCTGGTAAAGTTGTTTGATACCAGCGAAGAAACCCTTGCCAATATTTGGAAAACCAAGTATGCTAAGGGTCGAATTAGGCAATTACAGAAAAAGAATAATGTTTCATATGAATCACTTTTCTATGATGACCTAATTTATCTGTCTTGGGAAGATACCAAGGCAAAATATCTGCCGCAAGTTGGCAGATAATCAAGTATACCGCAAATTTACTTGACACACACACTACATAATGTTATACTGTGTGAACTCGTTGAAAATGATTGATGCGAGATTTATTATTAACTAAACTATGGAGTTTTACATGAAATTATCTGCTAAACAGAAAATCTTGGCTGCTTTGACTAAAAAAGAAGGTTACAACACTTTCACTACTGAGCAAGCTCAACGCCGTTTCGGCATCACCAATGTTTCTGCCCGTATTTCTGAATTGCGCCAAGAAGGCTATGCCATCTACGCAAACAAGAAAAATGTTAATGGCGAAAAGAAAACATTCTATCGTCTTGGTACACCAAGCAAATCTTTCAAAGCTCAATGCCGTGCAAACGGTGTTCGTGCTCAATCAGTTTAATCTGATGTGATGTTATAGGGGTTCCACGAAAGTGGTTACCCCTTTTTTTTATTTTTCGGAGAACAAATGGAAATTTCAATTAAAAAAGAAGATTTACAAAAAAAGAGCCTGTTTGTCGCTACACCAATGTATGGCGGTATGAATCATGGCCTGTATATGAAGGCGTGTTTAGACCTTCAAGGTTTGTGTTTACAATATGGCGTTGCGATTAAATTTTCATTTCTTTTCAATGAATCACTAATCACCCGTGCTCGTAACTATCTTGTAGATGAGTTTATTCATCGTTCAGGTTGCACTCATATGTTGTTTATTGATTCAGACATTCACTTTAATCCGCAAGATGTAATCGCACTTCTTGCCATGGATAAAGATGTTTCTGGTGGTCCTTACCCTAAGAAAACAATTAAGTGGAAAGCAGTCAAGAAAGCAGTAGAAAAGAATCCTGAATTAGATCCACAAGCACTCGAAAAAGTTACTGGTGATTATGTATTTAATCCAGTTAAAGGTACCGCAAATTTTTCTGTAACAGAACCACTTGATGTATTAGAAATTGGTACTGGCTTCATGATGATTAAGCGTGATGTGTTTGCAAAAATGGAAGAAGCGTATCCAGAAATTCGTTACAAACCTGACCATGTAGGTCAAGCAAACTTTGACGGCACACGATATATTCATGCTTTCTTTGATACAGTTATTGATACAAAAGATTCAATCACTGGTGGCGGTTCTGACCGTTATCTATCAGAAGATTATATGTTCTGTCAAATGTGGCGTAAAATTGGTGGAGAAATCTTCTTATGTCCTTGGATGAAAACTTCACATATCGGCACTTATCACTTTCAAGGAGATATGCCTGCTGTTGCTAATTATGTTGGAGAAATGTAATGGCAAATTTTACTTTATCTGAAATTCCAGAAGAAGAAAAAATTAAAGTTATGTTAGAAAAAGATAAACTTGTTTCAGAGGCACCTTATAATCCAGGTTATGAAGGTGCTTCTTTTACAAATGCTGGCCGTAAATTTGATGGTGGTAAATTAGAATATGGTTTGTTACCTCCACTTGCACTAGAAGAAACTGTTAAAGTATTAACTTTTGGTGCTCAGAAATATGACCGTGATAATTGGCAAAAAGTACCAGATTCCAAACGCAGATATTTCGATGCACTACAACGTCATGTGTGGGCTTGGAAAACTGGTGAACAAATTGACCAAGAATCAGGTATTCACCACTTGGCACACGCCATGTGTTGTCTAATGTTTTTGTATGAACATGATGTTAAGTATTCCAAAGAATAACTTGACTATTGATTTTAATTGTAGTATTATAGTAGTAACTTTACATAATGGAGAAACAAATGAAGTTATCAAACGAAACACTAACCTTGTTGAAAAACTTTGCTAGTATCAATCAAGGCATTGAATTTAAAAAAGGTACCACACTAAAAACTATGTCGCAAGGCAAAACAGTTTTGGCCAAAGCAACAATCAAAGATGATTTTCCACAAGACTTTTGTATCTATGATTTAAATCAGTTTTTATCAGTTCATTCTTTGTTTGCTGAAGCAGAACTTGATTTCGATGAGAAACACGTTCTCTTTAAAAGCGGCAAACGCAAAACAAAATATCGTATGACAGAAAGGGGCATGATTGTAACTGCTCCCGATAAAGAATTAACTTTGCCTTCTGTTGATATTTCTTTTAGTCTTTCCAAAGAAGATTATGCAGACTTACTTAAAGGTGCAGCCGTATTGCAATCTCCTCAAATTGCTGTTGAATCTGATGGTGATAAAGTTAAACTAACAACTTTTAATGCAAAAGATGATGCAGCACATACCAACTCAATTGATGTTTGTGATGGTGATGGTAAAAAATATAAAATGGTTTTCTTAACAGAAAATTTAAAGATGATTCCTGGTGCCTATGATGTTGAAATTTCAGGAAAAGGTCTTGCAACTTTTAAAAACAAAAATGTTGATATTCAGTATTGGGTAGCAACAGAAGCTAAAGAATCTAAATTTGAAGGGTAATAATATGTTAGTATATTTCACAGATGCCGTAACTCAAAAGAAAGTTGCAATTAATCCTTTTTATGTAACTTGTGTTTTTGAAGCTAATGATGGAGAGTTAATGGGCAAAACAGTAATTGCTTTGACAAGCGGTACTGTCATTGTTAATGATAGTCAACTTGACGTCGTTGGTGTGTTACAAGGACAAATTAATTAAATAATGAAATTAGATTATAATTACCTTTGGCCAGCTCCAATCGTAACATCAAAATTTCATAGAGAATTAACAAAACAAGAATATGATTTTATTGTTTCAGTTCAAGTAAATCAAACTGAATCAAATGGAATTTCAAAAGATGTTCATATTTTAAATCAGCCAGAATTAAGCAATTTAAAAGCAGATTTAAATGAGTATCTACAACAATATTGGAAAGATGTTTTTTCTTGTAAACAAAATATTGTAATGACAAATTCTTGGGTTGCAAAAAGTAAAGTTGGAGAAAAACACCATAGACACGAACATCCAAATAGTATTGTTTCTGGTGTTTTATACGTCAAAGCTGAAGAAGGTTGCGGAGATTTGCAATTAATTCATCATGGACCAATTTATGATAGAATGGAATTCAATTATGAAATTGAAAATTATAATCCATTCAATTCAAAATCTTGGTCGTTTCCAGTAAAAACTGGAGATATTATTATATTTCCCTCAAACATAACACACGGAACAACTTTAAATGAGAGTGATAGAATCATTTTAGGATTTAATAGTTTTGTTTCTGGTACATTTGGTGGAGAATATATTTCAGATTTGACATTAGAAGTTAAGTGATGTATTATATTATTTTTATTATGGGAGTTGTGAATGGAACATTTATTATGGGTCGAAAAATATCGGCCATCTAAGGTCGAAGATTGTATTCTACCAGAAGCAATTAAAGAAACATTTCAAGAATATGTCAATAAAAAAGAAATTCCAAATCTTTTATTATCTGGCAGCGCAGGTGTCGGCAAAACTACGATTGCTAAAGCCTTATGTGAAGAAGTCGGATGTGACTATATCATCATTAATGGTTCCGATGAATCCGGCATCGATGTCTTACGCACAAAAATTAAAAACTATGCTTCATCGGTTTCTCTTATGGGTGGCCGCAAAGTTATCATCATCGATGAGGCAGATTATCTCAATCCGAATTCGACTCAACCTGCGATGCGTGGTGCAATTGAAGAATTTGCTGGTAACTGTTCTTTTATTTTTACTTGTAATTACAAAAATCGAATCATTGATCCTATTCATTCGAGATGTACCGTCATTGACTTCCGAATCAATGGCCAAAAGGCCAAAATGGCTGCTCAGTTTTTTAAACGTGTTGAGTGGATTTTGGAACAAGAAGGAGTTGAATACGATAAAGAAGTTGTGGCAGCTGTTATCACAAAACATTTTCCCGATAATCGTAGAATTCTTAATGAGTTGCAGAGATATTCTGTTACGGGTAGGATTGATAAAGGTTTGTTGTCTAGTGTTAGTGATTTACAATTTAATGATTTACTTGGATCACTTCAAGGCAAAGACTTTGCTGGAGCGAGAAAATGGGTCACCAATAACCTTGATAACGACCCAGCCAGAATCTTCCGACAATTATACGACAACTTATATCAAACGTTAAAACCACAATCTGTTCCACAACTAGTTCTTATTCTTGCAAGATATCAATATCAAGCTGCATTTGTAGCGGATTCTGAAATCAACTTAATTGCCTGCCTCACAGAAATTATGGTGGATTGTGAGTTTAAATAATGGAACAAACAAAATCTTGTATCTATTGTAAACAAGAAAAACCTTTTTCTGAATTTGGAAAACATCCAACAAGATTTGATGGCATGGATGGAAGATGTAAACAATGTATTAGAGAAAGAATTAGACTTGTAAAACAAATTCGTAAAACTGCTCCATCAATGTCAAGAACTTGTGATTGTTGTGGTGAAGAAATTGGATTTGACAAAAGTTATAAACAAATCAAATTGTGTTTAGACCACGATCCTATAAAAAATACTTTTAGAGGATGGCTTTGCCATAAATGTAATACTGGTATTGGTTTGCTTGGTGATAATGTTGAAGGTTTATTGCGAGCCTTAGATTATTTAAAGGAATCCAAAAATGCCTGATTTATTCAAAGAGATTATACCTTCCATACTTCAAACCAAAAAATCTGTAATCAATGATGATATCGAGGTCAAAGACTATGTGCCCTTTGTGGTCAACCGTGCCTTGTCTTATCATCTAGACTGTGTTCTATATGCCAACGAGATGAACCTTCATCCGGAGTTGGATAAAGACCTTCAATATCAATATCTTCTAAATACCATCAGGTCTATGAAACGGAAATTTCAACCGTGGCAGAAATCAGAGACCGACAAGAATATAGAATGTGTTAAAGTGTATTTTGGTTATTCCAATGAAAAGGCCAAAGAGGCACTACGCATACTTACTGATGAACAAATCGCTGAAATAAAAATAAAAACAGATAAAGGCGGAGTGAAGTAATGATTAATATTACAGATTTGGTTGAAGTGACTTTGAATGAACAAGATGATTTCCTCAAAGTCCGTGAAACTCTTACACGGATTGGTGTGGCTTCCAAAAAAGACCAGACCTTATATCAATCGTGCCATATTTTACACAAAAGAGGTCAATATTATATTGTCCACTTTAAAGAACTATTTGCATTGGATGGTAAACCTACTGACATTAGTGAAAATGACCTTTCTCGTAGAAATGCCATCATTAAACTTTTGTCTGATTGGGGTTTAGTCACTATTATTACTAAAGATAAAGTAGAAAACCCTCCACCCATTTTCTTATCACAAATCAAGATTCTTTCTCATAAAGAAAAAGATGATTGGAATTTGGTACCAAAATATAATATTGGTAAAAAACCAGGAACATATTAAATTTATTGAAAGTATATTATGTTAAGTGATTTAATTTATTCTGTACCTGGTGCACCTTGTTTGATTTGTAATACTCCAACTCAGCATTATGATTTTGTTGAGTTCTCAAAAAACTGTGAAGAGCGTAGAGGAACATTTTTGCCTCCTACTGGTATAATGGTTGATTTTAATCGTTGTACCAACTGTGGTCATGTTTTTGCTCCATGTTTTTCTAAATGGACGCCAGAAGATTTTACAACACATATCTACAATAAAGAATATCTGATTGCGGATCCAGAATATCCTGAAATTCGACCATCACATTTCGGTAGAGAAATTCATAGGTTGTTTGGTAATTTCAAATCAGAACTGCGCCATGTTGATTATGGTGGTGGCGATGGATTAACATCTGATATGTTAAAGTCTTGGGGTTGGGATACAAGAACATATGACCCATATGGCAAATCATCAAATCAGATTCCTGAAGGTAAATTTAATCTTGTAACGGCTTTTGAAGTATTTGAACATTCTCCAGACCCACAAGAAACTATGAGAAACATTTCCAAATTATTGGATGATCCTGGTATATTGTTATTAACAACAGGATTTTCTGATGGAGAAATTGATGATGAAAGAAAACTCAAATGGTGGTATGCTTCTCCACGAAATGGACACATTAGTTTCTTTACCAAACAAAGTATTATAATGCTTGCTCAGCAATATGGATTGAATATTGCCTTTGATTTCCATGGTATTACAGTAATGTTTAAAACTTTACCACATTTTATGAAACAAAATACTTGACAAGTTGAAGTTAATGTGTTATAAATATACTTGTAGTCGCCTGATGGGGCTACATTTATATCAATTAATCTTGCTTAATTTAAGGAGAAATCTATGACAAGCACAAATCTATTATTTCCACAATGGTCTTCCCTATCCAAATCTTTGGATCCTTTCTCGGTTGGTTTCGATGATGTATTGAACCAAATCCGTGAAGTATCTGAAACAGTTGCCAAAGCAACACCTGGTTATCCTCCATACAATATCAAACAAGTAAAAGACAACAAGTATGTCATCGAAATGGCAGTTGCTGGCTTTGCTAAAACTGATATTGAAGTTACTTTAGAAGGTAACAAGTTGGTAATCAAAGGTTCAGTAGTTGATAGTTCCGATGATAAAGATAACTATATCTACAAAGGTATTGCTAATCGTAATTTCAATCGTGCCTTTACTCTTGCCGATAAGGTAGAAATTAAAGATGCCGAAATTACAAATGGTATGCTTAAGGTCTGGTTGGAAAACATGGTCAAGGCACAGGATGCAGTAAAGAAAATTACTGTAAAATCGAAAGATGAATAACTGGTGGCCTGTTACCGATGATGAATGGGAACAATTGAATTACCCAAACGGTAAATAATAGAAGGGGCCTTGACTGGCCCCTTTTTTTATGTTATACTTTATATTATGAAAAATTGGAATAAAACTAAAAACTCTCGACCTGGTTATATTGCCGGAACTACTGGCGGCAAAGCCATTCTCAAAAAGGTTCGTTCAAAAACGAACTCTGATGTCTATTATACCTATTCAAATTGGGCAACAAAGGAGATTGATGGTATAACTTTTATTCCTGTGGTTAAAAGTATGCCTAGTGGTGAAACACAAATAATTCATTATATGCGTAAAGACAATTTGGAGTATATTAAGTGAGTAAGTTAACCGAATATCAATTAATTTCAAATCAAAAAAGAAATTTTAATCCAAAAAATAAAGATGATATTGCTTTATTTAAAAGATTTTTAAGATTAAATTCTTGGGGTAAACCTTGTCCTTTTATTTTAGAAGAACCATATCTAACTATACCTGATATGTTAAAAGACAAATATATTAAACACCAGATAGGGATAGAATGATTGATTGGTTAATGTATTCTGGCTGTAATATTACTTTAAAATTAAATCCATTTCATTGGAGAATTTCTTTTAAATATAATCACACAAATGAAGTATGGGAACAAGACCATTTATTAATTGAGTTATTACCCATTACAATTCGTTTGTGGTTTGATAATGGCGAATGGTAATTGATTTTATCGATAACGCTCATTAAAATATATCATATGTCGCATAACGCTCAATTTATTGATTTAAGATATACATAATTGTATCATTAACTTTTTGGAGAAATTATGTCAGTAACAATTAAAAATTTAGAAAGTGCTTTGGCTGGTGAAAGTCAAGCCTTTATCAAATACAAATACTTTGCCAAAATTGCTCGTGAAGAAGGTTTTGAAGATGTTGCTAAACACTTTGAACACACAGCAGACCAAGAAATTCTCCACGCATGGGGACATCTTGAATTACTCATTGGCAAACCATCAACAAAAGAATGTTTGGAAAAAGCCATTGAAGGTGAAACATATGAATTTACTAAAATGTATCCAACAATGATGAATGAAGCAATTGTTGAAGATAATCAACAAGCAGCTTTAGAAGCTCAACATCAAATTGAAGAAAGTAAAGAACACGCAAAACAATTCCGTGCAATTTTACAAAAAGCTGAAAAACGATTTGCTGCATTGAAAAAAGTAGAAGAACGTCACGCTAATGCTTACAAAACAGTATTGGAGAATCTATAATGGAAAATAAAGAACAACATATTTGTGTAGTATGTGGTCATGTTCATGATGAAGTAGTAGAAGGTAAATGGGAAACTTTGCCTGAGGACTTTCAATGTCCTGATTGTGGTGTTGGTAAAGAAGATTATTATATTCTATGAATATAGCAGTTTTAGGTATTGGTAGTGCCGGCATACAATCTTTATGTCATATGCTTACTTGGTTACCTTCTGATTGGACGGTAACTTCAATTTACGATCCAAAAATTGATATTCTTGGTATTGGAGAAAGCACCAATCCAACTTTTATTAAAGCAATTGAATTGGGTTTAGATTTTAATTTATATGATGATACAAAAGATTTAGATGGGACATTTAAATTAGGAACCTACTATGAAAATTGGAGAGACCATGATTTTATCAATCCACTTTTATCAGGTTCTTGTGCGATACATTTCAATACATTTAAACTAAAAGAATTTGCACTACCTAGATTAAAACAAAAATGGGGAAATAAATTCATTGAATTACATGGAAATGTTTCCAACATAAAAGATAATGGAAATTTTGTTTCTTTAATGTTGGACAATTCTGATATTAAAAATTATGATTATGTAATTGATTGTCGTGGATTTCCAAAAGATTTTACAGATTATACCGTTTTAGAAAAATCAATTTTAAATCATGGTTTAATACATAATATTCCTGTTGATGGTTCTTCTTTACTCCATACAGTTCATCGTGCAACGCCTGATGGATGGATGTTTAAAGTTCCATTAAAAACTAGAATCAGTCATGGTTATTTGTTTAATGATACCATCACCAGCGTTGAAGATGCCAAAAATAATTTCTCAAAAGAAATTGGTGTACCAGTTTCAGAGTTAAATGATGTTGAGTATAAGTTTAAATCATTTTATACCAACAAAATGAAAACAGGTAGAATATTTAAAAACGGAAACATAGCAGTATTTTTTGAACCTATGTTTGCAAATTCATTATTTTTATATAATGCAGCCAATCAAATTATTATTGATACACTTTTGTTTGATATGCCGGAAGATAATGCAAATAAATTATTTGTGCAGTATGCTGAAGATGTAAAGGATATTATCTACTATTGTTATCACGGTGGTTCAAATCATGATACAGAGTTTTGGAAAATAACAAAAGACTATTCTACCAAACAATTAAATAATAGTAATAGATTTAAACTAATACAAAATAAAATGAAAAACATGAATCGTAATAAACAACATGATGAAAGTTTTTCTTGGACATTTACTACACAGAATTTAAATATTCTCGATAGAAATTTTGGTTACAATCTTTTTAGAGATTAATATGAAACAAAAATTTATTGATGCCTACATGGATGTGGCTGAAAGATTTGCCAAATTATCATCCGCTAAAAGATTACAGGTTGGTGCCATTGTGGTGAAAGATGACCGAATTATTAGTATTGGTTATAATGGTATGCCAGCTGGATGGGATAATGAATGTGAGAAAAGAGTCTATATTGATCCATCAAAATTAAGTCGAAATTGTGGATATGTTTATCTTGATGAAGATGGCTCATCATATGAGTTGAAAACCAAACCTGAGGTGATTCACGCAGAGGCCAATGCCATCGCTAAGTTAGCTAAAGGTAATGAATCTGGAGATGGTTCCACGATGTTCCTGACCCATGCTCCTTGTATTGACTGTGCCAAGCAGGTATATACCGCAGGCGTCAAAAAGGTATATTACCGCCATTCCTATCGTGATGATGACGGCTTGACATTCTTGGAGAAGTGTGATATAATGGTATCTAAAGTATAGAAGTAATTTCACCAGGTGAAATTGATGTGGGTCATAAATAGCTTTATGTGAGCTGTAACGGAGCGCTACAATTATTGGGTCAATTTACTAAGGAGAGACCTAATGAAGTTAAGTATAGTTGGTTGTCCCGATAAACAACGCTTTAGACCCTTTGTCAAGCGAGCCGCTCACTTTTACGCTCAAGAATTGATGACAGATAAGATGTTAGAAAACATTTTTGTCCGTATTAAATTCAATAAAGATATTCCCGCTTATGGTTATGCTTCAGTAGAAGATTATAATGAGAGTGGTAAACCAAGAGAATTTGAAATCGAACTCAATTCTTCCATTAGCGGTTACGAGATATTAAAAACATTAGCTCATGAGATGGTTCATGTTAAGCAATATGTTTATGGTGAAAC